ACCAATTAGTAATACGCCAACTGGTGAGAAAAAGGTTCTTAAAAATTTAGGTATACTTGCACCATCAAATGTAAAACCTGCTGGTATTACATAATCAGTACCATCAATACTATAGTGCCAGTCTTTTGTTATCTGCCAATTTCTAGTTGAAAGTAACCACATTGCTAAACCTTTCCAAAACCCTTTACCCTTTGTTGGGATTGCAATAGGTTTTAGTTCAGGCATTTCTTTATAACTAAATTTTAAATTACTTGATTTTTTCTTGTCTAATAAATTAATTAGAGATGTTATTATTACTACAGCAATTAAAATTGACCATTGCCAAAATTTCATTGCTAGTGTGATTAATAGTTCCATATTAGTCCTTACTCTTTTTATTTTTGTTTATATACTTTTGATAGACTGTATGTGCCTGTCCCAAGTCTTTTTTCTTTTCAGGATCTTTTGCTCTTTGACTTGCAACTTTAGCTCTTTGTGACATTGCAATTGCAGCCTGCATTTTATGAGCGTGAGTTCTACTTGATCCTCTTATCTTACTTACTGATTGTTTTGCTTTTTTCTTATCAGTAAAACCTAGACCATGTATTGTACCTTTAGGGTCTTCGTCTGTATATAAATCACTATGTTTATCAGACTTTGCTTTCTGACCTGATTTTCTAGGAATTCTTTTAGTGTCAGCAGTAACCATAGGTTTGATTGTTCCTAATCCTGGTCCTTTTGCTGTTGCTGTTAATTGAGGCATTGTTGCAGTATATCTTCTATCTGGAGAAAATTGAGCACCACCTAGTGATGACATAGGTTTTAATGTATCAACAGGTCCTATAGCGTACCCTCTCATATACTCTCTTAATTGTTTAAAAGATTTACTCATATTTTGCCAATAAAGATGAGGCAACTTCGTTTCTAAATTCTTCCGATACTGTTGTTGTAATTTGATTATCTACAACATATCTAAACGCTCTCATACCAAATTGTTCAGTATAAGTGCCTTTGTCTTTTTTCATTTTGATATTGTTTGTGATAGGTTTGATTTGATTGTCTTCTATCTCTTGGTTAGATTCAATCTTGTTTATTAAGTTTTCTACTTCTACTCTATCGTAATCTTCTCTTTTTAATAAACCTATAATAGATTTTTTCTTTTTCTTTACATGTACACCAGGTTCATGTGCAGGTGGCATTGCCACTGCTGAACCATCACCTACTGCATTTGCAGGTGCGTCTTCTTCTATTGGTTGATCTATTGCTTTATCATAAGAAGCTGCTAGTTTATCTTTGTTTTTAAAATTTTGGTAATCTTTATCTAACTTATCTTTTCTTTTAAGCCATTTCTCTCTACCTACTACAGCCATTGTTTTAGGATCGTTTTGAATATCTTGTAGTGCTTTCTTTTTTGCTCTGTAATCATCATCTGAAGAAACACTTTCTTTAGGCACACAATTAGGAACCATCTTGCCGTTTTTCTTTTTCATACCAACGGAGTGATATCCTGCCCAGCATTTTTCTCTTAATTGTTTAAAACTTATCATAGTTTTATCCTTTCTATATTATCTTCAGATACCATAACTTGTTCTTTTGTATCTTCATTGATAACGTGATACAAGTTAACACCAAAGTAATTATCAAATGGCTTTTGATTTTCTGTTGTATAGACTATATCGCCTACTTCAGCAGTTGTATTGCCATTTAAATCTTCAAGTTGATCTGTTATAATATATCTACCTTCTTCTAAAAAGTCAAACCCTACAGATTCTTTTAAGTCATCATCTAGTTTGATTAAGTTGTTTTCTGAAAGATGTTTATATAAATCTTTCTCTAACTCAACCATGTTAATATCTTTACTCTCTTTTAATAACAAACCTAGAGCAGCAGCATATGTGCCTAGTTTAGATTTACCACCTGGTATAATATTGATAAGTCTTTTTAAATTAAAAACAAATCTGTGTAGTAAAGTATATGCTTCTCTTTCTTTACCAGTCTTCAACGTCTTTGCTTTTTTCAAAACCTTACCATTCTTATCAATGATACCTAACGCATAAGCAGGTTGTTTTTCAAAAGGAGTTACTAACATTTTAATAACTCTATATGTAATTAATAAATCTATTGCTCGTCCCATTATATTTTCTCCAAACTTGATAACAAAGTCTTGTTTACTTTTACATTTGGCAACTCATTCTCGTCTGTTATTTTTAAGAATTGTAAGAAAGTCTTTAATACAGACCAATATTCTCTTTCAATCTTAAACAATAATAAAGTCGCAGCTGCCTCATTACCAAATACATTTGTTAATACTATTATATGATTTAAAACTAATCTAGTTTTCAATTCACCTGTGGTTCTATATTTACGAAATAGACGTTTAAGATACTTAAATCTTTTCACATCTTCATAAAACTCCTGTTCACTATCTAAATTAGGAACATTGTAGTTTTTTATGGCGTAAAATAACCAGTTTTTCTTTGTTATCTTATCAAACATTAGCCAAGCTCTGCATAAACTTTAACAGCGCCGTTCTCTAATGTTTCGTATCTACCTTTTAGTTTTAACTCTTTACCAACTTTATGTGTTATACCATCATCATTTATATCACTACCGTCAGTATCTTTACCGAAACGACCACCATTAAAACTTAATCCGCTTTCAAAAGTTCCCTTTTTATCATTAATTGTTATTGAGTCTTTCAACTGAACACCTATTGTTTTTAATCTAGTTTCTAATTGAGATAGAGCAGCCTCGGGCTGTATATACTCTTTATCAGCAATAGATCCAACAAAAGCATTCACTCTTTGTAAGATTGCAGGTTCATGTATATTGTGAGCACCCATTGATCCATCTTCTACTGAAGTTTGGTGTGGTGTGCCAACGCCATATGATCCGCCTTCTTTTATGTGTTGTTTAAATGTTTTCATTTTTCTCCTCGTTTAACTTGATCTTTTAACTTCTTAAAAGATTTACCTCCTAAAAGGTCTTCTTCTACTTCTTTTACATCACTTTCTTTTAATTTATCAAATTGAGCTTCATTTGGTGTATTGTCAGCAAGGTTTTCTAAAAAACCATCCCTATCTTCTTTCATTTGTTGCCCTCTTTTAACAATTCTTTTTTAGCAATGTCTAATAATCTTGGATTGTTTTCAATATCTAGCGCCATTTGTCTAGCATGAACACTCTCTTTATCAATCTTCTCTTTACTATGTGTACCTTCTTTTTCAGGTACATTTAGTTGTCCAGTAGCTTTATCAAAGTTCTCGTCCTTAGCAATCATCTTATCAACAATTTGCATAGCACCATTGATAGCGTTTAAATTATTACGCATACCTGCTACTTCTTTCTCAACCGTTTCAATCTTCGTTTTCAAATCAGTAAATGATTTATTGAGAGCATATCTCTCTTTCATTAAGTCTTGTGTACTTACACCCATAATATTCTCCTAATATATTACGCAACTGCGAAACCATGTCCGCCGATTACATTCCATTTTGAATTTTTAAATAAACATATAACAGTTTCACCTTGAGCATTCAAAGTAATAGTAGAACCACCACGTAAGTTAGTTGGTGTAATTACTACGTTATTTGTACCTGAAGTTGATACGTTTATGAAAATCTTAATTTGCCCATCAGCGCCATCTGCTAATGATATAGCACCAGTTGCTGATGTAGCGTTAATTTCAGTTATTGCTGAAGTTACATCTGAAACCTGTGATGAAGCGTCAGCAGTAATTGCTTGTGAAGCTTGTGATAAACCTAACCATGATGGTATATTGTTAAACACATTTTCTGCTGATATTTTTTTATTGATCGGAGTACCACTTGGGTCATCCACTACGTGAAACAAGTCAGCTGATGCTAACGAGTCACCTAAATCGGTCAATGCCGTTATTTTTTTGTCTGCCATTTTTTTCTCCTGTTAACCCTTTCGGGAATGCTACTCTAGGTATTTGCCTAGATCAATTTGTTCATATAGTATATATAAGGGCACTTTGAGCGCCCTTATACATTTAAATTATTAACTGTCAGGTGTAGATAAATCTTCACCGTCACCAGAGATACTTGAAGCGGCAACTAGAGTTTCGTATTGTACTCTACCTGCACGACCACCTGTACCTACAGTTTTCTTAACCCAACCTACGTGAGCGATTTCTGTACTATTGTTACTTGCAACATTACCTAAACCAAGAGTTGCAGTAGCAACAGCAGTTGCACCAGTAAGTGTATGTGCTGTACCACCAGTTGCAACAGCAGTTAGATTAATTTTAGTTCCTGCTAATGCGTTAGCATGTGAAGTTGCAAGACTAATTTTATTTGCTGTTCCAGATTTGATTAAGTAATATACAGTTGTTGTAGTAAGGTTTGCCTGAGCACCACCACTACCTTGTGCGTATGTAACTGGTTCACCAGTTGAAATTACAGCGTACATTGCTGATGGGATAACAATCTCATCATCTGCCACAATCAATACTGCTGAGTCTGTTAAGTCTAAACTTCCAGAACCAGTAGGAGCAGCAACTGTTACAGCTGGTGCAGATTGATAGTCAGAACCTACGTTAGTAAGTGTGTAGCCTGTAACTTTACCACCAGAGATAGTTGCAGTTGCAGTTGCTTGGATACCTTCAAGTGTTTGTGCGTTGTTACCTGTACCTGTCAAGTTGATTGCTGTACCAGCATTCGCATTTGAAAGGTTTGTAGCAAGTTTAATATTGTTTGCATCCGATCTAATTACAAAGTAAGATGTGTTGTCAGCTAAACCAGCAAGAGCAGTACCACTACCGTCTTGGTATTTAACTTCAGTTCCAGTTCTCATATTGTGACCAGTGATCTCAATAGAGTTAGTTCCAGTAGTAACTTTTGCTGTTGCAATAGTTCTTACTGTTGGTGCTGGAATTGTTACTGTTGGTGCAGAACCTCTATAAGTGTTACCACCGATAGATGTTACTGTTCCTAGTGTTACACTACCAGTTTGTAGTGATGTGATATTATCAACGGCAGCTACTGCTTCACCAGCAGTGATACCTAAAACCTCTGAATCTATGTGAGGGTTTGATGATTGAAAATTAATTGGTGGTCTTGTGACTGTAGCCGCAACACCAGATTCTGTTGAACCACTAAAATTTTCAGTTAGTGTGAGTGCAGTATCAGACGCAACAGCTTTTACTCTACTTTTAACTCCACCAGCAGAAATGATAACGTCACCGATTTGTACTTGAGGATCAAAGTTTGTCCCAGAACCAGTAACAGAAGCATTCCCATTAGTGAACGTCATAGTACCTGTCAACGCAGAACCGTCATTCATATTCCATGAGCTCATATTTGTTTCTCCTATTCAGGACAAAGTCTGTCCTGTTCTTTAAATAATTAATTAATTATTGTTATATAACTAATACTATTTATAAGATTAGAAGCCTAGTCTTTTAAGTTGTGCGATTGTTTTTGATGTGTTTGTGTGATGTATGCCAGTACCACCTGCATTGACAAACTCTCTTATATTCTTCTCATAATCATCAATGAGAATAGATGGTTTACCTCTTTTAGCAAAGAGTTTCTTCTCTTTTCTTCGTACTAGATTAACCTTTGAACGATTAGATATGCCTGCATTTTTTCTTAACCAGGCAGTCTTACCAGGTATACAATTAGGATCAAATGACTCTTCTACGTATGCTGATAGTATATGTGGATCAAATTTAGATATGTAAGACCAGAGTTGTCTGCCACCAGGCATCCAAGGTAGTGTTGACCAGAAGTCTTTTTTTGCCTTGATCAATCCCCACTTTTCTTTAGATGATGGTATATTCATCCACTTGTTGATTGACATACCTGTAGTTTTTTGAGCACCAGTTTTAAAGTCTGCAAGTACTCCGTCCATATCGCAATATATGATAGGTTTAGTCATAGTGTTTTCTTTATACTATTATACTATCATATAATAGTGCTTTTGTCAATTGACAAAATGTCGCATTTAGATAGGTTTTGCTGATGGTTCAACGTCTATTACGGCAGCGTCTTTGCCAGTATCAGTTTTACCTTTGTCGCCTAGTTTGATAATCTTTGTTTCTGCTCTTAAAGATTTAAAATCTTTCTTTTGATCTGTCTTCTTCATTGCAGCGTCTTTTTTATCTTGGTTAATTTTCTCACCATGATCGTCTTGTGTTACAGCTTCATTCTTTGGTTTCTCACCACGTTCTTTTTTAGAAATTGCAATTGCAGCTTGTTGAGCAGGACTAACTGCTTCAGTTGCTTTAGATATTGCAGCTCTTCTTTTGTGAAGATACTTGTCTGTAGAATCTGTATCGCCATCGTTGTCAATGTCTTTATCTTTTCTATCGTCAAACTTTTTCTTAACTGCGTCTTTGTTAACTGGATCCATTCCTTCACTTACAGCTCTTCCTGATCCTAAATTTTCACCTTCTAAAGTACCTCTAGTTGCTTTTTCAGCAGCGTCAATTCTTCTTTGTAGTTCTTTTTCTGCCTTAGGTTTTGCCTCAGCAGCGTCTTTACCACTTGCTTTTATTGTGCCCTCGTACTCTTTAATAGCGTCACCATCACCTCTTTGTGAAGTTGATGGCATATATAATTCAAAATTGTAATCAAAAGCATAAGTGTTTTCTTTTATAAAACTTTCACTTACAAGTTTACTTGCAAGGTCTTCTAGTGATCCTGATTTAGTTTCAAAGTATTTCTTCTCTACAGATAATTTAATGTCTGATTGTGGTTTTGAGATAGAAGTTTGTTTAGTAGCAATAGTATTAATTTTTTCTTCTATACTACCTTTCTTTGTATCAAAGTATTTTTTGTTCATTATTTTTTACTCCCTCTTACTTTTTTTGCAAGGTCTTTATCAGCACCGCCCCACGTACCACTTGATTTTGTAACAAAACTATTTACTCTAGCCATTGCCCATTGTTGTGGTGTAGTTCCTGGTCTGTGACCACCTTTCCATGCAGCCATTCCTCTATTATATACTTGTTTAAGTATTGCATATGACATGCCTGTTTTTTCTGCTTTATTTTTTACAGCTGCAATAGCCTCTAATAATGCTTTCGCAGGATGTACTTCTTCTTTTTGTGTCTTATTCTTTAGTGTGTCCATCTTCATCTGTATATTCTCCAAGTCGTTTTTAGCTATTGCGATTTTAGTTTTATCTTTAGCGTCGCCTACATCTAAATCTCTTAATTTAGTTTGTAGTGCCATTTGACTAGTTCTCATTTTAGCCATTCTTTCGCTATCAGTTGTTTCTTCTTTCATAGAACCAGCATGTTTCATATCACCTGTTTTTCTTTTCATTGCAACACTTCTTGCCATATTAGATACAAAGTTTATACCCGATTGTGCAAGTTGCATTAATGTATCTGTAGAATATTTGTCTAAAAAGTTCTTTAAAGTTTTTACTTTTTCAGGTGACATTAATTTTATCTCTGCCCAACTATCTTTTAATTTTTTGATTTGTTCAGGACTCATTGCCTCAAGCATATTAATTGCTACATCTTCTTTCTGCATTCCTTTTATATCAGGACTGTTATCAGATTTAAACTTGATGTTACCTTTTAATGTATCTTGTGTTACAGATACTTCACTATTACCTTGTGATCTTAATTCTTTTGCTTTCTTATCAGCAGAGTCTTTTGTTTTAAAAGGTGACGCATATCTTTTGCCATCTTTGCCTTTCCATCTTGCAACATGAACAAGTGTAAATTCGTTCAAGTGCCATGTTTGTCTATATCTTGTTACCATTTTTTACAACTCCAATATCTTGCTTTCCATTTAGGTCCTGGATTATCGCAATTATGTCTTGCTCTAAAGCTTCTTCGTCTTGCAGGATTATCTGCTTTGATCTCCATATTGGGATCACCGAACCCTAATTTTATTATGTTACCTTTTTCATTCTTTACATAAACATAAAATTTCTTTGTGCCACCTCTTACAGGTTTATTAAGTGTGACCGTTTTGCCTTGGTATTGTGCTTCAGTAATTGTAGATGGTAATACTCCCCACTCATTTACATCCTCAGCAAATTCTTTAAATGACATTTTAAAACCTTCAGAAGCGCCTAATTCTTTTCTCATCTCTGCTTTAGATTTTCTGTATTTTCTTTCAAATTCCTCTGCGTCTAGTCCACCTTTTTCTTTACTCATAAGGTCTATAGCGATGTCTTTCATTCTGCCTTCTTGCATATTTGTATTTGTGTCAATCACTTTATTGAACATCTTGTTATATGTTTCTTCAATTTTAGATTGCCATTCTTCTCCATATCTTTCCTTATATTTATTAATAGTTTCTTCTTTAGTTGCCCATTCTTCTATATCTTTTAATTCAACTTTCTTATTCATTTCCTTATCCTTTTCAGCGTTGATATTGATTAAATTATCACTATGTTTGCTTGGAGTATATGAAGTACCTTGAAAAGTTTGTTTGTAGTGTTTTTCCCCTGGAGTTATTGAAGATGTATATTTCGCATAGTCATGTCCTATATCGTAAGACTCTGGCATTCCTGTGTCATTAAATTCGTTACCTCTATGTTGAGGTTCTCTTTCATTCTTTGTCTTTAACTCGCCATACATTTGTTTGAAACGTTTTGTATGTTTACTTGTTTTAGTTTTTGCTTTCTTATCAGCAGGAGATTGTACGTAGGCAGACTTATCACTATCTGATTTCTTACCTTGTTTGTCTAAATGTTTATCGTGTGCTTTCTTATCTTTATCAGATAGTCCTGCAACATATTTTTTAGGTTGATCTGTTTCTTTATCGTACTGATTTTTTCTTTTCTCTTTTAACTTCATTGATCTTTCCTCTAATTTTACTGGATAGACAGGAGTTTCCATAATATTATATAACCAACATTTGTGTAGTTTCATATCCTCGTCTTCCAAGGTAACATAGTTTGTACCTCTTCTTATGATAACACCAGTAACGTTTGTTTCAACGTCATCAACTATATCTCCTACATCATACAAATGCTCTGAAATATATTTGTCCCTTAATGTCATCTTGTTTAACTCCTCTAACGTAGAGGCAGTTACAAATGGTTTAAATTTTAGTTCGCCCACTTCATACGAAGCTGCTAACATCATTCCTTTTCTTACATTTCTAAATAAATCTTGTGCGTTTTTTGAGTTAGCAAAGCCAGACGGTAGACCTTTTTTAAATGTATTGAAGTCTTTATCTTTTGCGGCTGCTCTCATTTTACTAGCACTCATACCTGTTGCACCATCAGCGTCTGGATCTCTTTCACCAGCACTTGCAACATTTATACTATCAAAGTCATATAGACCATGACGGCTCTTAACGCCGTTGTATTTTTTTAAGATAGTATCAAATTCTCTTACTCTATCTGAACCTGCAACAAACGTAACATTAGAATAACCTTTTTTGTATAGTTCAGTAGCAATATCTAATATCATATTTGAAGGGTTTAACATTATGCTTCTAGCATGTCTAGGAAACATTTGTTTCATTGTTGCTAATTTAACTCTAGCATTCAATGGGTTTTTAGATGTGTCTTCAGATTTACTTAAATAAATTCTGTAGTCATCTGTTCTTTGTTGTACCACTTTGTTAATAAGTTTTTCGTGTCCTATTGTAGGTGGGTTAAAACGGCCAAAGGTAAATGCTATTGATCTACCTTTGGCCTCTTTTATTTTTGATAATGATTTCAGTTCGTCTGGCGATATTTTACCATCTTCCATAATCTCTTTCAACTTTTTGAAAAATTTGAGATAATGATACTTTTCTAACATTTTATAAATCACATTCTTCGGAAGTCGGTTTTTAACACCAAACTTTCTGATTTCGTCTGGTGACATATCTATACTAAAAGCATCCTTTCGGTCTGCAATAGTCTTGTCACCAATATCAATTAGAGTGTTAATAGAATCTTTAATCTCAGCTAACTTTTTAGAAACTAATCCAGATAAGTTTTCTATATCTGCGTTTGTTAAATCTTTTAGTTCCTCATAATCAATCATATCTCGTACTAATTCACCTTTAACAACATCTATTTCAGAAACACGCTTCTGAAAATCCGTAACGTATTTTTCAGGTTCAAAGGTGCCAGGTTCTGGTTTTTTGATCCACTTGTTAGTGTCTATATCAAAAGTACCATCAGCCATGTCCCTTGCCTTATTAAATGTTACAGGATCTATGATGGAAAAGTAGTTGATAGGATGCTCTGTGCCTGGTATATTCTTACCATTTATTTCTGCTTGATATTCTCTAATCTCATCATGTACCTTTTCTTGTTCTGCTTTTGAACCAGGTATATCAAATAAGATATTAATGTCAAGGTCTGCGTCAGCCCTATATTGTTTTGTTAATATACTACCGATTAGTGTATATTTAACTACTTTACCAAATTTTTCAAATGTCTTTATACCATCTAATGCCATTTTCTTAACAGATGGTTTTAATACTGGATTAGGTGTATCTGCTTTATCAAATACTCCTCTTGCATATGTCTTTCTAGGTATATCAATTATACTTTCTTTTAAAGACTTTCTATTTAAATTAATTTTAGGATAAACTTCTTTTGCTAATTTAACACTTGCGTTGTGATCTGAAGGATAATGCCAACCTGCATATACTCTACCCATACCACATTCATCAGCAGCGTCAATCAAGCCTTCTCTATGATCAGGATATTTTTCTGCATAGTATTCACCAATCAATCTACTTTGTAAAGAGTGACCACTAGGGTATGCTGGCGTCTTCATACTATCAGACTCTAAAGGCATTATATTAAACGTCATGCCTGTAGCTTCTGCAACTTGATATGGTCTTGCTCTTTCAAACTTATTCTTTAGTTTTTTAGCAATAGCAGCGCCTGTTTCAGCAATCTTATCTGTATCGTTTTTGTTTAACTCTAAATTATTATCTTTTAAATATTTTTCTATAGCGTATTGTGATTTAGGATCGTGGTTTTTTACTGATTGTTCAATCGCTTTATTTCTTTGTTTGAACATACCTTGCATTTCAATCATTTCTTTTTTAGTTGCAGCTGATGTGTTCTTACTAGGCGTAGGACAATCTATCTCGTTTATATTACCTGTATAGTTTTTAATAGGCTTTTCTTCTACCTTAGCGTGCCTAATATTTTCTATATCGTTAAACTTTTTAAATCTCATCTTTTACGAGCCTCTAATTCCTTTTTCATCCATTGTTTCGCTCTATAGTTTGATACAGGCGATGTAATAAATTTTCTTACTACTTTACTTACTCTATTCATTGTAAGCGTTGTCAATTCTAAATCTGACTTGTTGTTATCAACTACAATAAAATTCCTCATACCAAATAGTCTTTGAAACTTACCTATATTACTTTGAACACCATTCCAACTATTTGTTGTTATGTATTCTGGTATAGTTCTTTCACGTCTAGCATTTCTTGCCAATGCAACTTCTAAACTTGTATTCACAAATACCATGTAACAATCGTAACCCATTTGTTGTAGCATGTTATGATGTCTGGCAATCATATCATAATCTCTACCAGTACTATCAATAACTAAACCAAGTCTTCCATCTACATATTTATCTAATTGTGTGATAGTTAATGTCTTTGCTCTTTGTCTTATTATGTTTCTAAAATATGTTTCTTCATCTGGCATACTTAAAGATAAGTTTGCCTTTTTTAATCCTCTTTCAAATGCAACATCTGAATTAACTAATTTTAAACCACTACCTGCAAAGGCACTAGATGTAACAAACGTTTTACCTGACCCAGGACCACCTGCAAGAAAAAAGGCTTTGAATATACCTGGATCGTAAAGTCCTTCAGATAAGTGTTGTATAAAACTATTTACTTTCATTTTCTATTCTTCTTATAATTTCGTTAGCAGTATCTTCAGGTGTACCACCCTCTGCTTTTATTTCTAAAAATCCTGGTTTCTTTCTTAAATATTCTATTACAGGACCTGTTTCTTTTTTGTACAATTCTATTCTATTACCTATGATCTCTTCCGTATCATCTGCTCTACCTCTTGCAAGTAATCTTCTCATTACTTCTTCGGTACTTACATCTAAAAATACTGAATAGTCATAACCTATTTCATTCTTTTCCATGTCTTCAACTTGTTGCATATATCTAGGCCAACCATCTAGTACATAACCTTTAGGCGATTGTTCTACTTTGTTTTTAATTAAATCTAATACTATTTCATTAGGAACAAACTCACCTCTATCAACAATACTTTTTGCAATCTTTCCTATCTCACTACCTTTTTCTATTTCTTTTCTTAACATGCCACCTGGATAGATATGTGTAATATCAAAGTGTTTAATTAGATATTCAGTATAAGTTGTTTTACCTGAACCAGGTCCACCTAATATAATAATTCTTGTACGACCTAATTTTTCAAATATAAAATCTCTAAAAGTTTTCATCCTTTAATCCAGTTCTTTGCCAAAGTAAAGTTTGCGGTACTAAACTCTAGTCTATCTACTAATTTTACTGCGTTGCCCATTCTATCTACAGCAACATAACCTTCAGGATTTGTTACTACAAACCCATTACCTTTTTGTAAAAATGTACCAATAGATTTTATTTGATTCATCTTACTTACAAGAAAAGTTTTAACTCTTTGTAACGTTACATAACTTGCAATCGCAAAGTATATTTCGTTTTCATTACTATCAATAAATCTTAAACCTGCATTTCTTATATCAGCATATTTTTGTTTTGCATTAGCAGTTTTCTTCTTTGACGCTTCGTCATCTAATACTTGTGCATAATACTTTCTAAAATCTTTTTGTATGTTTTTTACATTTGCAATAGTTTGACCTTGTCTAATCATAGTATTGAAATATATTTTTAATCTAGCACCTACAGACAATAAATTAGTTTGTCTTTTTAACATGTCTAAAACTTTTTTACCTTTGCCTAATGATCCCATAGCCATTCTTAACATACTATCATATTGTTCGTTTTCAGTTGTTGTAAACGTAGCAACACCTGAAGAGTCTTTATAACTTGCGTCATCAAAAAATACTGAAGGCGTCTTTGTAAAACGATTTACATTGACGCCAAAACTCGCCTTTAAATTAGCCATTTTTCTGCCATTGTAAGTAGTGTGAAAAATGATACCTAGTTTAGCTCTCTTAATTTTTTTAGCAAGATCAGTATTTTCGGGTACAGCGTATGTTATAGTGTTAGGTGTAAATGCGATAGCATCCTCACCTCTTATAGATACCGACTTTAAGTCGTTAGGTGTAAACAACAAGTCGCCTTGTACAACACCTCGTATACCTAATTTTGGTAATTCTTTTAAACATACAGATAGTTTAGTTGCTAAACCACCATCGTGGTTCTTTCTAATATCTGCTTGTGTGTAATTGATTTTGGGAGTTACGTTAAATATAGATTTTGAACCGACAAAGAATTTGCCGTTTTCAGGATTGACACCACAGAATACAGCAGGTGCACCATCCCATTTAACAGATACGTTTAATTTTCTACGTGAGGACCCTACTAACATGTTTCTTATAGATTTAAGAAACTCTACAGCATTGACACCACCTTGGTATCCGTTATTAATAATCTCGTCTTCTAAATGTTCTAAATGAGTGTTTTTTGCCTCATTTAAGTATTGTTTAAAACTATACATATCTCTCCACTATACCCATTATATCAAAAAATTACGCCTTTGTCAAGCGAAAAATCACTATATTCCATTAATAAATCACTACTTACAATACTATTTATGCTATTTTGCGATTACAAACCTTGATGATAGAGGAGACCTTGATGAAGCGATCTGAAACATTAATCTAACTAACTTATTTGCCTTGCTTTTAGGACCCTTGCTGTTAGTATTAAACCATTCTTTGATGGTAGGCATAATTTCATTAATGATATTTGTAGCACTTGCGATTGCAAGATAGTGGTCGTATTTGTTTTTGTCACCTTTTTTAGGGTTAACTACTTTTCTTAATATCTCTTTATCTTTTAGATACATTGTCTTTAATCTAGCAAATTCTTTTACACCTTTACCACCATATCTACCACCTACTTGATAACCTTGTAGAAATTTATCTGCAGCTTTCTTATCTATTGTTGACCACAGGCTGTGCATTGCTTTTTCTGAAGCGATTGATCCACCTTTTGCAGGATCACCTTTCATAATAATTTCTATTACAAGTCTACCATTTGCACTACTACCTGATGGATCATGTCTGATTTTAATTATACCTTCTTTACCCTCAGCAGTAAGTTTTATTTGTATATCTCTTGTAACCGTTTTAGCACCACCTGCTCTCAACTTATCAAATGATAGTTCAGGTGTTCTTGCTAACATCTTATATGGTTGCCAGTCTGTTGTACCTTGAAACATAACTGATTTTAATACTTCGTCTTTTGCAGCTTGAACAAAATTTACTTTTACTAGACTTGCACTATTTTTAGTTTTCTTTAGTGACAATGGTAACAATGCACCTTTATCCATAAGTTCTTTTATTTTTTCATTTAGATAATCAAAACTATAAGATGATGGATCTTGTTTTGCTTCTTTTAATTCTTTTGATATGCCAATTTCACCTTCTTTATTTGCAAGGTATATATCTGCAGGATTCCATTTATTAATATCTGTAAAACCTATAAACTCACCAATCCTCTTTTGTGCCTCTTGTGTAGGTTTAGATTTAGTTGCTATAGACCACAACTCCTGTATCTCTTTCATTACACCTACTTTACCTCGTAAGTAAAAGTAATCTCTTTTTTTCTTTGCGATATTGTAATCTTTATCTATCTTCTTTAAATCTCTAACTAATGTTTTAGCAATAGTGATAGAAGATTGATACCAACCATTTTTTGTTTGAGATAAAAATTCAAAGATGTCTTTTGCAGGAGCGTCAACGTCAACGCCTTTCATTGCCGCTTCTAAATCTTTACGTTCTTTAAGAGCAAAACTATCAAACGTAGGATACGTTTTTATATTGAGTTTTTGTTGTGCTTTAGATTCACCTACATAGTCTGCATAAGCACAGAATATTGCTTGGGCGCTTTCAGCTAATGTTGTTACGTCTGCCATACATATATTTATGCACGGCTTCTGCCTCTAGTTCTGGCAGGAGAATTATAATTTGTCTTACCTCTATCTAACATCTTCTCTTTTTCACCTCTACAATCAAAGAAAGGTGGGAACCCGAATATGCCAAACGTCTTATGTTTATTCTGAAACTTTGTTAACTTCTTTACATCTTCCTCAAAGAAAGACTCTTTTAACACAAGTTTACTAGGCATTTCTACAGATCGCCAAACTATATCGTCTTTAATCTTAACCATTTCTGTTTTGTAATAGATAGATGGTTTTCTTTTTCTTACTTTTGCCATTCTTCTCTCCTTTGTTCTTTTGAACATATCATAACACAAGGTTTAGGTAGTTTACTAGTATCACCACTTTCAATCGCCTCTTGTAATTTGCGACCTAATTCTACCCATTCTTTACTTTGTATTATATCATCAATAGAGTGTTTACTTAAATCACCAGCTTCTGCTAGTTTTTTTAGGGTAGGATCTTGTAAATGTATAGGACTATCAATATAACAACAAGGCAACAACTGATTTCTGTTTGTAACAGCCATTTCAGTTAAAGGATTGCCCGCTATACACATTGATTTAAATTTTTTCTTAATCATCTGTTACTTTATCCTCATAAGTAGTATCTAATCTATTTTTTTTACTAGGCATTAAGTGATCTGTAAAACCTTTTAACCATCTTGCTGATTTCATAAGAACAAATCGTAAGTTATTATCTTTTGCCATTTGTTTAGCTTCTTCTATATGATCTTCATTATAGTTAAATACAATATATTGCCATATAGGTTTACGTTTTAAAATTTTTGCACCTTCACACATTATCTTAAATAATTTTTCACCGTCTTGGTGCTTTCTATACTTGTGACTTTCAGATGGTAAACCATCTATACCAAATTGCCAAACTGCTATGTCATAAGTTTTAAATGCTTTCATAAAAAAACTTTCTGGTTTGTGAGATGAGGCAGTTTGTATTTTAACTCCTGTTTCTCTATCTTTACACATTTTTAATAGTTCAATAAAGTGAGGGTAATGTATTGGGTCTGACAATTGACCACCTAATGATACCTCTTCAAAATTGTTTAGTATCATCTCAACACTTTCTAAAGGTAAGTCTTTACCTGGCACTTTATTTGCAATTTTATTAAGCCATTCATTATTAGACTTCCATTGAGAGGGTTTGTAATACATTTGTCTTTGACACGCTGGGCATTCTAATGCACACCTATGTGATAAGTCAATCAAACAATTTCTATTTTTTTTAAAAAACGGTGATCCCATATCACCTATTTATTTAAATTTTAAAATCGGAAAACTTATCGTAAGCGTCAACCTCTTGTGGGCCTGATGGCTTATCTATCTTATCTTTACTTTCTTGGTTACTATCTACAATTTGTTGAGCAGATTGTTCAACATCATACAATCTCATCTTGCTTCTATCTACACCTATTATAAATGCACGATTGACAGCAGGATCATTATAACGATTCTTTAATTGTTTAACTTTGATTTGACCTAGTTCTTCTAATTCTTCGTTTGATATTAGAGCAAACATAAAGTCAGCAGTTGCAGGAAGACCAAATGATTCTGAAGTATCTTCAAGTCCTACGTCACTTGATAGATAACCAGTTCTAGTTGTTTGTGTAGCAGATACAATAGGTACATTATATTGTACTGCAAGACCTCTTAATTCTTCAGCGATAGATTTAACCATAGTATATGAGTTAATATTGCCACCTTTAAATCTACTACTAGTACATATATTCAAATAATCAATGAATATTAAATCAGGTTTAAATGCTTTCTTTAGGGCAAGTTCATCTAACAAAGATTTAAAATGACCTGCATGAGCAGACGCCGTAGGATATTCTTTGATAATTAATTGACCATTGGTTTTGTTTTGCATTTTAGATGTTTTATTATCGTATATTTCTTTTGGCATTTCATAAAGATCATCAATAGTTACATCTAATAAGTTAGCGTCAATTCTTTCTGCGATACGTTCTTCAGCCATTTCTAAAGTTATATACAATACATTTTTACCTTCCGATATAACACTACTTGCAACATGACACATAAACAAAGATTTACCAACACCTGTGCCTGCAAGTGCTATGTTTAAAGTTTTAGGTGGTAGACCGCCTTTTGTAATTCTATTGAAGTATGAAAGATCAAACTTTAATCTTGCTTCAGTTCTATGGTAATATTCAAATCGGTCCTCTGCCTGATTTAGATAATCATGTCCTATATGTCTATCAAACGAAACGCCAAGCGCTTCTGATAAGATACTAGGTATTGCTTCTGGCGTATGTTTCTTATCTTTGCCATCTATGATTTTGATACCTTGTAATACTGCATTATACACAGCACGATCTTTACAAAACTTTTCTGTTGTATCTAACAACCATTGTTGTTCAACTTCTTCGTGTTGTA